ACGTTGTTATGCATGCCTGTTTCAAGGGCTTTGTTGATCTTTTCTATATCTTTTAATATTGATTCGATAAGTAAAAACTGTTCCTGGTCCGCGGGTAGTGATCCCATCTGGCCACGTGGCCATTTTATTCTAAACTCTGTATTTAGTTCTAGGTCTTTCTCCATAAGATCTAGTCTAGTGCTGTGTTGATTAATTTTTTCTTGGATACCAAAGTAGCTCATGGTTCCAACAGCTACAATCGCGATTAGACTCAAAACCGTTTTAAATGGCATTTGAATCTTAGACTCTTCGCTAATCTTCATTATCTCTTTTTTTGCCATAAAACTTATCTCTTCTTTTTTCTGCTTCTATTTCTGCTATCCATTTCTTTGTTTCTGGATCTTGTGGATCTTTTGTAACAAATGATTTTTGCATATAGTCTAAAAAAATTATTATTGTTGCAATAAATAATAACGCATCAACCATTATTTTAACAATGGGTTGTCGTTTTGCATTTTAAACTCTTTTATGGTTAGTTCTAAAACTTGTATTGTTTTTTCTAACACAGCAATCTTTGTTTTGTTATCAGCAATTTGTTTTGTAAGTGGGCTAGGGTCAAAAGGCTCAGCGATGTTAGCCAGCTTCTCTTCAATCTGACCATACTTTACAAAGCCTGCACCAATTGCACCGATAAGTCCAATTAATGTTACAATGTTAGCTAGGTTCTTTTTTATATTATCCATTTTTCAACATCCTTATTTCGTCTAAAAGTTTTTGTTTTTGTTTTTTTATACTTATAATCTTATTTTGATATTTTACAACAGGGTCGTTTTGTATGTAACTTGTCAAGGTTTTATTGTAGATTAGTCTATTATCTAGAATATCTGCTTGTTTTTCATAGATTTTTTTGTCTTTGTAAAAAGGTTTTTGATATAAATTTAGTTTAGTATTGTCCATCATAGCCTGTAATTTTATTACATTTTTTACTTGCAAATTTTTATCTATATCTTTAATCTGTTCGTCCACTTTATCCATTATGACTCTAAGATTGGCTTTGATAGTTTTTTTCTGTTGTATCGCTTTTTGTTCCTTAGTTTTTGTAGTTTGAACAGTGGACTTCTTAGAAGTTTGGCGAACGGATTTTGTTTTTTGTTTTTCTTTTTTTTCAACTTTAGTTACCTCCTCTTTCTTTTCTTTTTTTTCTGATGTTGTATTTGTTGGCTCTGCCTCTAGTTCTACAGTTTCCTCTGTATTACTAGGTTCTTCTTTTTCCTCTGGTTGCATCGTAGGCAGCATTGTCATTTGAGGTTCTTTTTCCTCTTGCATATTTTCTGGTGGTGGCATCAGTGTTGGCTCTGGCATCACTTCAGATTCTTTTTCTTCTGATGGTAGCAGAGTAAACATTTCTGTAAATGTTTCTAACTCCACAGGTTTTTCTTTTTCTTTGGGTGCCACTATCATTGGTTGCATAGTTATCATTGGAAGTTCTTCTTTTGGTTCTGGTAATAACATAGGCAAAGCTTCAAATACTTCTAACGTTACAGGTTCTTCAGGTTCTGTCATTCTTAGTGGTTCAAATTGTATTTCTTCGTTTAGTTCTAACTTTTGAAATATTTCTCTAACTTCAGTAAATTCTGTAGATAAAGTTTCACTAACACCAATTAAATTATTTTCTATCGCTGGAGGCAACACCACATCATCATACGTCATGGTAACTGATATATTGTCTACGTTAGGTCCACCTAAACTAGAGGGTGCATTAGCATCAGATCCACCTATATTTATATTACCTACGTTTGATCCTATACCTGTATAGATAAGTTGATCAGTAAAATTTTGTCCATTGATATCTGTAACATTAGTTCTACTTTGTGTAACTGTTGCTAAAACATTACCAGCATCATCTTTAATAGTTAGTGTATTTGTAAATGTATCTGCAGGTCCTGATCCACCCCAACATCCTGCAACACCACACTCACCATTTTGCACTTCTATTTTAGAGTTAAGTGTTATGCCATTGTTTAACATGGGTTGTGTAATACTCTCTGATGTTAAACCAAAGTCTTGATTTATAGATCCGTTGTTACCAAACTCTAAATCATATTGACTAGGTAAATTATCCGGTCCTGTGCAACAATCATTTAATACTTGAACATCACCTTGTGTGGTCCAACCATTAGCATTACCTGTTTCAAAGTTTCCGTTGGTGATTAAATTACCTGTGGTTCTCTCTTGAGCGTTACTTAGACTTAGACTTAATAGAAGGCAAAGGCTTGATAACAATAGTTTCTTCATCGATTTTTTCCATTATTTTTAAATTTTTTGTATACTGTCTGTAATCAGGTCTTAGCTTGTCATATTTTTTCCAAAGTGTATTAGCTTGTTTTCCTATCTTTCCTTCAAACGGACAAGGTGTTCCTGCTTGTACCATTGCCTCAAACACACGTGGATCTTGGCAGAGAAGAGATATTGCAGCTACTTTCATACCCATTGAATCTAATTGTCTTGATAGTTTTATTCTTTCACAGTTTTCATCTCTAAATGTTTTACCACCAGATACACCTAAACCAAAAGTTTGTACTCCTGCACTTGCTCCAACACTACACACATCAACACCAGATGAGTTTACACCAGGAGCAAAAGCACTTGGTGGTGCTGATCTTATGTTAGAGGTTGAATTATTTGTTGTAGTGGAACTAGAACTAGATCCTGATTCATATGTTGTAGAAGATGTGTATCCACCTTCAATAGCTGTGTTAGATCCAGATGTATTGTTTTGTGTTGATCCAGTGTAAGCATCACTTGTTAATCCAATTAATATAATTGATACAAGTAATAGCTGTTTAATCCTTTTCATCTTTTTTATCTACCTCATAAAACATTCTGTCAGAGTCCTCAGTAATCAGCCCTTTGTTCTCAACATTCCAATAGGTTGTTTGTACCTTGTAGTCTGGCCAGTTGTTCTTTACTGTAAAGCTTGGAACACTCCAGATTAATCTATTGTTTGGTTGAGCGGCAAAGTTGCCGTTATCTAAAGCAAGAACATGAGCACATTTATGTTCTTGAGGTATTTCTGAGTGCTCTACATCTAGTATATTACTATCTGGAGCAGCCCAGTCAATGGTAAATAGATACTCACCATGATAAAATTTTTTGTCTATGCCTCGAAACTTTCCTTTTTCTCCTACTAAAAAATCAAAGCAATGCACACTAGGGTGATAACTAAAACAGTTCCACAGTTCCAACTCGTGTACTGACATATCCGGCACTTTGGCTCGGTCATGCGATTTTTGGAAAAACGCTGAGATAGGCAGTCTCCAATAACACGCGCCGTTCTCCAACATACAGTGGAATAGTATGGCACGTCCTGCAATACTCGTAATACCAAAGACCACAACGTCTTCAGCTTCTCCGTGATGTTCTTGTAAATCATATAAATATTCTCTCCTTATTTGACAGTAGATTGGTGGTATATTTGCATTTAAATAAGCCATAGTTAATCGTAAATATCGCCCCAAGTTTCGCCTGATTCATAGTCAACTTTGTTTGGGACTTCCAAGTTAACGGCATTTTCCATAATCTCAACAATTTTTTTAGCATGTTCATTAGATTCAACTGATAAATCTAACTCATCATGAATTTGAATATGTGCTATAATACCTTCTTTGTAAAGTTCTAACATTGACTTTTTTGTCATGTCTGCTGCAGATCCTTGTATTAATTTATTTAGTGCCTTGTATGTGTAAGCTCTTCTAATCCCTGGTCCGTGTTCCTTGAGTGCCTCTTCGTGAGGCATGGCTTTGTGCATACCAAACTGATTTGGCTCCCACAGATGAAACCTGCATAGTCGTCCTAGTAAAGTTCTTATCTGTCCACGATCTTGTGCACGATTAGATGCTGCGTTCATTAGCTGTTTTACAAAGGGAACTTTTTTGTGATACTGATTAAATAATTCTTCTGCTTTTTCTTTTGTGACACCTAACTCTGCTTGTAATTTATTTTTACCCATACCATAAAATAAACCTAGATTAATTGTTTTAGCTTGTGACCTTGGTATCTGTGCCATGTCCGCAACAATCTGATGAAAGTCAGTTGAGGTATCATTGTTGTATGCTTCAATAACTTCATAAACAGATGGAAACTTATATAAAGATGCATAGTGCACAACTAGTCTAGGTTCTTGTTGTGAATAGTCAAAACATCCCCAGGTATGTTTCTCCTCTGGTAAAAATAAAGATCTAATCAGTGGTCCTAGGTCCTTGTTCCTTGCTGGTAGTTGCTGTAAGTTTGGATTATTATAACTAAATCTACCTGTCACAGTTCCGCCTTGATCTGATCTTATTTGATTTATATCCGCATGTATTCTACCTTTGTGTTCATATTTTATAATCGTATCAATAAATGTTGTGTGAGCCTTGTTTATCTCTCTAGCTTTTGCTATTCTTTGAACCATAGGATGTTTATGTTCTTGAAGAAAGTTTTTGGTAAAAGATGGTGACTCGGTTTTTTCAGTTCTGGAATAATCTAGTCCAAGTTTGTCAAAAACTTTGGCGATGCTACGTGCGGCCCATATCTGAACATTTATTTGTGTTTCTTTTTCAACTTCTTGCAGTAATTGTGCTTCTTGTTTTGACAATTGTTCTTTCAGTGTGTGAGCTCTTTCGACATCGACGCGAACCCCTTTAAATCTCATATCAACTAAACAAGGAAATAAATCAGTTTCTAAATTAAAAATAGACTCTAAGTCTTGATGTATGATTTCTCTTTTCATAACTTGCCAAAGTTCTAATGTTAACTCTGCATCTCTTTCTGCGTAAGCTCCAACTTCCATAGCAGGTAGTTGCCACAGATCTTGTTTTGGATCTAAACCACGTGATTTAGCTGCTTCTATTAATGCATTTTCTGATTTACCATAACCAAGATAATCCCAACCTAAACTATTTAAACTATATTGAAAACGATTCTCATCTACAAGTGATGCAGCAATCATCGTGTCTACTATTAAACCATTAATTTTTATACCTAACTGACGTAACCAACACACATCATACATTGCATTGTGAAATATTTTGACAGAAGTTGTGGACATGATATCTTGAAACCATGATAAGACTTTTTTTCGATGCATATTTTGACCTGATGCGTGAGCAATCGGAAAATAAAATTTTCGACCAGGGACAGCAACAGCAATTCCAACAACGTCGCCATTTCCTATCACCGATCCTGAACCTAATTTTTTCAAATCAGGATCACGAGTCTCCAAGTCAATCGCAATCTCGTCGTAAGATCTAAGATCCGGAAACTCCTCTGGCTCTACCCATTCAGTTTGTGCAACAAAGAAAGGAACTTTCATTTATAGTCTCTAGCTATAATCATGTCGATATAGTGTTTTGCTTTTTCTAAGTCTTTCTTTTTACCTTTTCTAGAATGTCTCAAAAGATATTTTATTGCATTGCCTGTTGGAAAATCTAATTTATTTTTTATAATAAACTCTGCAGGTTCTATCACATAACCTTTGTAGTGATCCCCACCTTTGTCTTTTAACACTGCTTCAAAAAACAATGGGTTCGTCATAAATTATATCCGTACCTTTCTATTTTAGCTCTCATTAAGTAAAGATTTTTTCTTGCACGAGTAACACCTACATACCACACTCTATGTTCCTCATCTCTCTTATTTACACTATTTTCTACAGATTGTCTAATCTTCCTAGCGTTATCTAAAATCAAAACTACATTATCAGATTCACCACCTTTCGCAGCGTGTATGGTAGATAGTCTTACCCTTGCATCTTCAAATAATTTTTCTTTATTTGATAGCATTAAACGTATATAATCTTTTTGATTTTTTGGTGCGAAAGTAAAGCATTCAAACCAAGTAAATTTTTTATCCATCTTGTCTGTGTATTCTTGTATGTCTTTCATTTCATTCTCTGTAATACTTTCTCCTTTTGTCCATCTAGTGTAGTTCACAATCGCTTTGTAAAGTTTTACTGTGTAACTCTTTCCCTTTTTAGTTTCATAATAAACTCCACGTTCTTCTAACTGTTTCATGATATCTTTTAGTCTAGATGCAGTTCTAGCTAATATTAACCAATTACCTTTTGTTGTATCAACTTGATTAATATCAGATATGGTTGTTACACTACCCTCTTCATCTTTTGGACTATATCTTTTACCTACTCTAAGTCCTTGTATTCTATTAATTATTGTTTTTGATGTTTGTTGAACTTGTGATGGTATTCTGTGGGATTGTGTTAAAAATATTTCTCTACCAGATTCGTTAATAAATCTATTTACATCAGCTCCTGCCCACTGAAATATAGCTTGATCATCATCGCCTGCTAAATAAACATCTTGAGATTTTTCTACTAAGACATCATACATTTTCCATTGTAAAGGTGATAGGTCTTGTGCTTCATCTATAAATACAACTTCAAACTCAGGACAAACATCTTTTTCTATAAACATAGAAATCATGTCGTTAAAATCTATTAAATTATTTTTAACTTTGTATTCTTTTAAATTTAAAGCTATGTGAGATAGTAGCTCCCATTTAATATCCTCGTTAATATATTCACTTGTATACCATTCAGATCTTACAGATATATCTTTGTTTCTAGCTTTGTTAATAATTTGAAAATATAAATTATCACACGTAAGATAGTGACTCTCCTGATCATTATATTTATCTTGAAAGCTAACTCTTATATTTAATATTTTACCTAAATCTTCGTAGTGGTGGGGTTGCATAATATTTTCTTCTCTAAGTCCAAGCGAGTGAAAAGCAAGCGAGTGTAAAGTTTGAAAATATTGTAAATCTTTTTTTGGTTTGTTCATTCTTTCTTTTGCTTCGTTAGCAGCTTTTCTCGTAAAAGCAAAATAACCAATCTTATCTAATGGTGTATCTATGTCTATGTAGTGTTTAACTATTTCTAAAAGTTTTGTAGTTTTTCCTGTCCCTGGTGGTCCATAGACTTTAGTTATCATCCTAGTATGTTTTCTCTGCTTTTCATGTTAACAGTTTCTTCTTGATACTCGTCTTTTTTAAAATAAGATTTTAAAATTTTAACACAGGTTACGCTTGGGTTAGATTTTTTATCATCAGATTCTTTTGGATATCTTTTTCTACATACAAAGTCTTTATCTTGTATTTTGTACAGTGTTTTCATCAACACACCTGTTCTGTCTTCTTTCATCTTCCATTCTTTATTTTTTAAAAAATTAAAAAATTTACCCCACACAAAGTAAACATGTTCATCATCCATTAGTGTAGCTCCATTTTTAAATGATGTATGACTGTTAGCCAATACTTGGAATACATATTCATTTAAATATTCATGGAGTTTTTCCTCCTGACTAGTTCCCTCTGCTGGTTTAATTAAATCTACTTTACTAAATAATGCTGTTTGTATTTCAAAAAATTCTGAATTTTTTATTGTTGGTGGAACTATGTGTGCTTGTTCCATGAGCACACCTTTTAATTCTCTTTGATCTCTAAGTTTGTTTACATGGTTTGCATGAACCTGAACTGTTTCACCTCCAGGTTTTTCTACTGTAAAATACCATTCTGGATTTGGTTTATAATCTATCTGTGTAAGATTACTTAACATTGGCCAGTTTTTCTTTTTGTCAGATGCAACACCAAACTTTCTTTTAACACAAACAGATTTTATGCAATGATTTACAATTGGTTTTTGGGAGCAAGTATGACCTTTGGTATCTTTTCTCCATGCTTTAATTTTTAATTCTACTTTTCTATCGTCCCACTCTTGTGAGTATACAAAATAATTTCTAGCAGCTAGTATGACTTGTTTTTCCCAGTCATCTGCATATTTTTTTTTCGCAAAAACCATATAATTATATAGAAAACGATCTCTACCGTCACTTAATTTATTTTTAGTTAACGCTTGCAAACAAGGCGGACCATCTATAAACTCTTCTGCCCCACCTGTTAGTTCATCTCTAACCAGCGAGTTTGCAAATTCTTCTAGCTCACTTGCTGTTTTTATGTTTGCATCTACAACTTTTAAAAATTGTTCTAACGTAAACTCTACTCCATCATGTGGATTAACTGCTACTCTTTCCGTTTTGTTATAGTATGGAAGATTTATAAAATTACCATTAATAGGTATGCCATCTTCTGTTTGTCCTAATTCTGTTTGTTTTGGAAATATTTCTGTATTAGATTCTAATTCTAAAATAAATAAAAGTTTGTCTAAAAAATTTCTAATAACTGTAGCTTTAGTTTTTTCTTTTAAGAAAACATATAAATGTAAACCACCACTTTTTGATTTTACAGGTATGATTGGTAATTTTTTTTCAACAATAGTTTTTAAATATTTTCTTAAATTAAAATTTTTATAATCTGGATCTATATCTATTGCACCAAACTGTGCCATGCCATTGTCATCACATGGTTGAATACCAATAGACTTCCTGCCTTGTAAATGATCGATGTAATCTTTATCTGATATTGCATTTTGTGACCAACCGTAGTCTCCTGGTTTAAATTTTATTTTACCAGTGTCAGGATCTTTGAAACCATTTTTAATGTTACAATATCCATAATTACGTTTAAGACCTGCAAATATTTCTATAAATTTGCTTTCCATCTTTTACTTTCTGTGTGGGCAGTGTTACCTGCCCACAGTTTTGTGATTTAAAGTATTGATTTAGTTTGTTCTGGAGCATCACCATGCTTAACCTGAACATCACCCTTTGAAACACTTTGATTGAAAGCTCTCGCTTGAGAGTAAAGTTGTTCGTCCTGTACTGGACCAACTTTGCTAACTTCCCATCCAAACCAAGTGCCTTTATCATTAGATTGCTGCACAGTTCTTAACTTGTAAATGTGGCTAAAAGCTGGCGGCTTGAACATACCATTTTTACCTTTTAATAATATCTGGTTAATCATGGTATTCCATTTTCTACTAATTTTAAGTTGTGTTGATTTCATTGCGATCAACGCTGTTGATGGTGTACTACCTTCACAAATAATAACAAAATGGTTTGCTGTTTTTTCAACATAGGTACCACTTGGTAATCTATCTTTGTAATCAGCTCCTCTTGTTGTTTGTGATAGGATATCACTAGATGATGGATGTATTGCAACTGGTGCCGTTGGCCCAGTTCCTCTGTCGTTCCATTCTATGTACTCTAACTTATAGTGACATGGAATAACAGTTATCCCTTTTTCTCCATCATATAATTCAGAAGTTACTGTATTGATAATCATGCCAGGTTCTGCACCTTCAACATACTTACCTTCTCTCTTGTTTACTTCTGGGGACAATTGTCCCAATACTTTTAAAAAGGGTAGCGCTAAATCTTCTTGAGATAAATCACCAACACCTTTTCCTGCATCAGCTTCAAATGTAGTTGTAGCCAAAGCATTGTTTTTCTTTTCTGTCATTGCTTGTTCTTTGCTCATCGTTCTTATTTCCTCGTTAGTTTGGTTCGGTTTCCTGCGAACACGTTAAATAGTTCTGTGGGCATATCATCACCTTTTTCGATACGCTCACGAACTAAGGCTTTCAGAGTCATGGGTTCAACTTTTAGTTTTTGAACCGGTTCGAACCCATGCTCCTTGGCAAGGCTTGCATAATCGCTCGCCTTGTTATCTTCGTTACGACCAAAGGAAACGGTCACTTCATTCTTGATGATGTTACCTAAGTCGTTATCTCGAAGCCATTTAAATGCCTCTTCTTTTTTTGCTTCTGTTATTGAGGCACCGTAGACGGGTTTAACTTCTATTGCTGATCCGTCTGCTAATTTCATTGTTTTTAAATTCATCTCTTGCATCATATTTGGTATGACTTCTCCTGAGATGTAATTCATTTCAGATTTTAATTTTTTTAAATAATCCTCTGTATCTTTTATTTGATCCTCCAAGTTTTTTAATTTTACTACTTGTGATGATAGTGCTTTACCATCATCAATACTTGTTAGACTTTCTTGTTTATCTTTTTCAAAATCAATCATCTATTTCTCCTTTCTCGTAAAGATTAATTGAAATAGGATAATATCTTCTTTCTTGCTTATCCCATTTTAGTAAGTTGTATTTGCCATTTGTAATGTCCGATACAACTGAACATGCAACACCTATGATTGCAGGATCTCCAGTTAGTAATAAATAATCTTCTGGTTTATAATCTCGTAGCATTTTACGTAGTTTAAAAACCAGTGGACCAGGTGATAAAATAATTTGAGACGTCTCTGGTAATAAAACCTTTAACGTACCAAACTCAGATGCTCCTATAATATTAATTTTAGGACGGCCATCTCTTGTTCCTGGTATATCCTGTAAAACGTATACAAAATTTTTATTCATAACTTTCTTGACAATAGATTTAGTTTATCCTATATAATATGTCAATAGAAAGAAAAATTAAAAATTATGAATTACAAGTTTAAGACGAAGCCATTTGCGCATCAGTTGAAAGCGTTAGAAATATCTCACAATAAAGAGGTTTTCGCCTATTTTATGGAGATGGGTACAGGTAAATCAAAGGTTCTAATAGACAATGTATCCATGTTGTACGATGCGGGTAAAATCAATGGTGTTCTAATTGTGGCACCAAAGGGTGTTTATAAAAACTGGGCAAACTCAGAAATACCTACACATATGGTGGACCACATAGATAAAAAAGTAGTGGTTTGGCAGTCGTTAATTAACGAAAAACAACAAAAAAAATTAAACACACTGTTTGAAACTGGTGAAGACTTGCATGTTTTAGTAATGAATGTTGAAGCACTATCAACTAAAAAGGGTTTTCAGTTTGCAGTTAAGTTTTTATCAGCACACAAAGCTTTGACAGCTATTGATGAATCTACAACTATAAAAAATCCTGGTGCAAAAAGAACAAAAAATATTTTAATGTTGTCAAAGTTTAGTAAATACAAAAGAATACTTACAGGGTCTCCCGTAACTAAATCACCACTAGATTTATATACACAGTGTCAGTTCCTTGATCCTTGGTTATTGGGTGAACAATCGTATTACAGTTTTAGAACACGATATGCCATAATGAAAACTGCAAATTTTAGCGGTAGATCTGTGCAAATAGTCGTTGGATACAGAAACTTGCCTGAACTATCAGAAAAAATAAAACCTTTTTCATACAGAGTCTTAAAAGATGATTGTTTAGATTTACCAGATAAAACATACATGAAACGTATTATTCAACTAACAGATGAACAAAATAAAATTTATAAACAAATGAAACAACAAGCGTTAGCCGTGTTAAATGGTAAAATGTTAACAACTAAAAATGTTGTAACTCAACTTATGAGACTTCAACAAATTACATCAGGTCATTTTACTTCTGATGATGGTGAGATACAGGTAGTAAAAAATAATCGTATTAAAGAACTTATTAACATCTTAGATGAGATTAGTGGAAAAGTTGTAATATGGGCACATTGGAGGTACGACATACAAACAATTGTAGAACATCTAAAAAAAGAATATGGGGATAACTCTGTAGTAACATATTATGGTGATACATCTGATGAAGATAGACAGAAAGCAATACGTGAAATACAAAACCCAGACAGTGAGGTTAGATTTATTGTAGGCACACCACAGACAGCTGGTTTTGGTATTACGTTAACAGGTGCATCAACCATGGTTTATTACTCTAACGGATATGATTTAGAAAAACGTCAACAGTCTGAAGCTAGAATAGATCGTATTGGTCAAACTAAAAACATGACCTACATCGATATTATTTGTGAAAAGACGGTTGATGAAAGAATTGTTCACGCACTTCGTAGAAAAGTTAATATTGCAACAGAGATAATGGGAGAGGAGCTTAAAGAGTGGATATGATGGTCATGTTAGCACTTACTATAGCTATTTTAGCTGTAATGTTTATTAATTCAGCGTCTTAATTTTAGGGGTACCTAGGTATCCTAAAAAGTAAAAGAGAGGCCTCTACGGCCATTTAAATGGCTTTTTATTTGTAAAAAATAGTGAAAAGAGACAAAAGTAGCATTCCTAGACCTCCAAGCAACCAGTAGAGTAATCTGTCTACTTTGCCATGAATTTTGTCGATATCTTGATGCATGTGTTTAAGATGATTGTTCTTAATAGAACTAACCTCACGTTTTAATCCTGTAATATAGCCATACAAAGCTATAATGTGTTCACCCGTTGTTTTAGGTTCTTTTGCCATTATCCTAATCCCCTTTGACGTAGTCTGATTGCTTTTTCTGATGGTGATAATAAAGCCTCTTCAGTTGGTGTCAAGCCAGTTTGTGCCACGGCTGCCGGTTGCACAGGTGGTGTAACCACAACTGGGTTAGGTTGTGGTGTTGGCTGAACTCTACTTTGATCTAGACTTGGTTGTTGTGTAGGTAAGAAGTCCTTTAGTTCTAATCTGTTTGGATTATCTAAACTTTGATTAGCAAAAGCATTTCTTATTTCACCTATTATTTGAGAAGCTTCAGCAAATGGGTTTGGTCTACCTGTTTGTTCAGAAATTTTAGCAAATCTTCTTTGTATATTTTCTGAAACTTCATAAGGTTTGAATTGACCAGCTAATAACCTTGCTGGGGTAGTTGTTGATATTCCTCTTTCATCAAATAGTTGACCTATATCTTCATCTTTTAATCCTAATGTTTTTGCACCTTTTAATCTTTTACGAGCTTCTCTTTCAACTTCAAATAATTGTCGGTTGGCTATAAAATATCTCTCTATGACATCTCTTGGAGTTTTAACTTCTCCTGATAATACACCTTCTTGACCTCCAGTAAATAATTGTCTTGCCTGTCTTTGACCTCTTTGCAATCTGTATATTTCAAAACCTAAACCTTTTTTAGGATCTATTTTTTCTAATCTCCAACCAAACACACCTGCAAGCTCATCAGGTATTTCATAGATAGTAGGTCCTTTACCAGGTTTACCTGTGATTGCTTTTGCTGTTCTTTCAAAAGCACCTGTTGAAGGTAATAAAGTTTTTGCTAAATGTTTTGATATAATTGCAACTTTTTCTGGTGTTGGTGTTTGTTCGTTATATAATCTGACACCCTCATTAGTAACACCGTTTCTTGTAACGATATCTAAAAAAGCCTCAGTATAAATAGACTCAGAGACAAACGGAGAAGCTGCTTTTCCTGCTGCTACTGCAATACCTCTGATAAAGGATGGAATAAGTTGTTCTTCATCTTCTATACCTCTTTGTACCTCACGTAAAACATCTTGAAAAGGTTGTGTAACAGTATCATAAACATTGTTTTGACTATAATTAATGTAATAAAGATTTGGATCATCTGGTTTTCTTACCCAAAACTTTTGACCTGATGCTGCCCATGGTGCTACAAAGTCATTAGCTGCATCAGCTTCTTTTTGACTAACTCCAAAGATTGCTTGTGATCCTTTAATCAGTCCATATGGTAAAACTGCACCCATAAATGCAAATCCAATAAGTCTCTCTAAACCAAAAGCTCTTGTTGCTGGATTTTTAAGATCCTTTAATGCTTGCTCTACAATTCCAACGCTTGTTCTAAACATTTCAGATGACCAAGACATGAAATTACCAAAAGGTGATGCACGCATGGCTCTAACAAATTCTCCAACTCTTGCATAGTTAGGTATGGTATTTTTAACAATATCAGCTGCCTCTTCTTCAATTTCTTTTACAGTTTTACTTATTCCAAATTTTTCATATGCTTTTTGTCTTTTACCAAACTCCACCTCATAATTTATTACCTTCCAAAAATCATCCTCTGCCACATATAAATCTTGCGCTGTCTCAGCTGTTTTCTTTATGCCTTTGCCAACTCTACCTAGTTTTCTAAGTATTCCTCCTAATACTTTATCTGTAGCAATGTTACCCTCACCAATACGAACATCTTTCATTAAGTTTCTAAGATCTCCAAGCCTAGTGTTTGTATTAACAACTCCTAATTCTAAATATTTTCTATATCTTTCATTAGATAAAGGTTGTCTTAGACCTACTTGAACAGATGCTCCAGCTCTTCTCATAGCTTCAAAAAATAATTTTGGATCTCTAACTAACGTTCCTAAGTTTCCATTAGCTACCGTGAACGCCCCTGAACTTAAAAAGTTTCTAATGTGTGTAGGCACAGATAAAATTGTTTTTGCATATTGTGCACCAGCCTTTGGTGTTAATAATAAATTACGATAACCCCAAGATAAAGTTTTACCTATAAAACCGCCTGACTCTCCTCTTAAAAAATTTCTAAAATTAGATACGTTTGTAAAACCCTCTGCTATAGCTCTATCAGTAAAAGTTCCTTTTAATCTATTTACTAAAATACCATTTTTAAAAAACTCCTCTAAATATGTATCAACAGGCACGATATCAGCGTTAGGCCCAAAAGCTTTTTGTGCCTCTAAAGGAGATGAAAAAAAGAAACCTTGTCTACCAACCTCTTTAGATCCTGCTGCTTTTAATGCCTCATCCGCATCTAATATTTCATCAAAAAGTTGATTTTTTCTAGCTGTCATTGATAATCGATTTACTGCTTCAAAAATAGAATGACGTGCATCTTCAACTTCTCCAAATAATTTTCTAAATGTTTTACTTCCCTTACCAATAACTTGAAGCTCTTTTATTCCACCCTTTATATTTTTTTCTAATGTTTGTTTAAATGTTTTAATGTTAAAAGGGTCTTGTGCACCTTGTGTTAAATTTTCATATGAAAAAAATGGTCCTTTTAAAGGGTCTGAACTTGGAGACTTACCTTCAACTTGTCTTATAATTCTATTAACTAATCCTTTTGCGTATTCATCTGTTAATTCAACACCATTTTTTCTTCCATATCTTTGAAATAATTTTACTGCTTGATTTATGTCCTGTGTTGTAGGTTTAAATTTTGTTAAAAGATTAGCCTCCTTATTATCAAAAATTTCATAAGTGCTACCTAAATAATCTTTAACTCTTTTACCCATGATTTGTTTTAAATCTTGTTTTATGCCAGCGGGTAAATCTTGTCTTGCAGCTGGTCCTTCAGCTGTAATATTTAATAATTTAGCCATGTAACCACGTGATTTTGTTAGTGCAGAAAAAATATTATCAATATTTTTTTGTGATCCACCGGCTTCTGTTATTTTTTTTGCAATAGATTTAGATAAATTTGGGTCTAAACGTAATCGTAAATCACCAGCAAATAATAATACATCTAAATCTTTTAATAAATCTTTTCTAGCTGTTCCTGCCACACCACTTATGTCAGGAAAAATTTTATTTATTTCTATATCAATCCTTCTAGTTTGTTCTCTAGCAAAATTTAAGTCTGCCATCTTTCTGCCTTGTTGTCTCTCTTTTGCAAGAAACTGTTCTTGAGGTCTAGGACCTCTTGGTCTAAACGCTGCTCCAACTTTATCAATTGTTCTATCAATTTGAGAACTACTATATGCTAAATTTCTACCTCTTTGATATAAAGCTTTTCCTGCATAACCCACTCCGTATATAGAAGGAACAATAACTAAAGACTCACTAGCAAATTTTAATCTATTCATTAATTTTCTAGCAGCATCTTCTTGTGGGTCTTGTCTCTCATTAATATCTATAAATGTATTTGTTCCAAAAAAGGCATCGGTAAAACTTCCTAATTGTTCAACGTCTGTTACAAAAGTTTCACCCGCAGCTCCACCAACTGCAATGGCAGCAAATCTTTGTTTTCCAGAAAGTTTATTTAACTGTTGTGCTTTTTGACCACCTTTAATTACATTTGGGCTAGATAGTTTTAGATAAGTGCCTGTTCTTTTAGCTTTGATAGCTTTTTCAGCTAATCTAGTTGCAATTTTAGCTCCGGCTGTTGCAGGGACACCTAGCGATACAACCGCTTCAATTAATTTTCCAGTAGCTCTCTGTTGTGCAACCTCTTCAAAAGGATTAATTTTATCAAAAAATGTTTCTACGCTCTTAGCTAAACTTGTACCAGCACCTAAATCAATAAGTTCTGCCCCTAAAGATACAACACCTTCAGGAATTTTTATGATACCAGACGCAATACCAGCAAGGGATGCAGTTAATCCAGATACCTCACTATTAGTTTCAGATTTTTCTATGCCGTAAGAACCAAGTTCATCAGTGAATATTTTTTCACCTCTTTTTTCTAACTCTGTTTCTTGTTTTAAGTATGGATTTTTTTCTACAGCCATTAGTTCCTCTAATCTGCAAGAGGATTTCCATTAATATCCACTGCTACTATATTATTTTCTGAAAGTTTTTTATAGTAATTACCTTTGAAAGGATCATAATAAAAAGCACCATTAGGAACATTTTTAAGACCGTCTTCAAAACTAGGTCTACTAATATATTTTTTATCAGGATTTTTAGATCTAAAATCAACGTTGTTAATTGCAATATCTGTAGCATAATTTTTTAATTTAGTAAATTGTTCTGTTTTCATAATTGAGTTACGCTCAGCGTTTATTTTAGCTGCTCTTGTTTGATCTGCAAACATTCTATTTGTTTTAGGAGCAATAACACTTTTAGCAGCCATTAGTCCTAATTGTCTTTGAAACTGGTCTTCTGCAGCTAACTGTTTTGCTAAGTTTGCTGATGGTGCTTGTGCTGCTCCAGCAATATCTGCAAGAATATTACCAGTAGTTGGTCTAGATGCAATCGCTGGACCAAACTGTAAAAGAAAATTTGTAAGTGCTGATCCTGGTGCAGGTTGTCCAACTACTTGTTTTAAAAAATCTTTGGTTCTTTGCGCTTGTTCTAAACGACCACCATTTTGAAAATTGGTTCTATCTTCGATACCATTCATGACACCTTCCATGGCAGGTCCACCTTTTCTAAACATAGGTCTTTTTAATACTCTACTCATTATCGATTTGGTCCTACAATTGCTCTATAAATACCAGCACCTGTTGCTCCAAGACCTAACGCTGTTGCTAATGGGCTAGGGTCAGGTGTTGTTCTAAATGTTTCTTGTTGTGGATATCCAGATATAAGTGATGCCACACCAGATTGTAATGTTCGTAATCTTTCTAGCGGTTCTAGCTCTTCTGCTTTCGCAGTTTGTCTTGCAGCTTCTATTAGTGCTTGTGCTTGTGCCTGTTGGGCTGTTCCTACTTGTCCAAGTGTTGCAATATCTCGTTGACGTAGTGCTTGTCCTGTTTGACCTAGTCCAGCTTCAAAACCACCTAAACGTTGAAGGTCAGCTGCTAAACCTGTTCTTGCTGCACCAATACCTAATGCAGATCGCGCTAAATCTTGTTCAGCTCGACCAATACCAAGTTGTCTATTAGAAAGTCCAGCTTGTGCTTCTGCCAATCCTATTCTTCTAGCAAAATCTGCACCTGCTAACTGTTGTGCTTGTGTAAATCCTTGTTGTAATAATCCAGCTTGTAGTGCTGCTCTGTTTGCATCTGATCTTGCTTTAAACTCTGCTTGTAAAACTCCCTCACGTCCACCACCAAATGCACCAGGCACTCCTGTTAGTACCGCTGCTGCTTGTCTTGCTTCTTCTATTTGTCTTTGTCTATCAAACTCTGCAAGTGTTGTATCAATAACATCTTGTTGAAATGGTGATCTGTAAGCTTGAAATGCAGTTGGTCCAATAAGTCCTGCTGCTCCTGTTAATGTTGTGTCTACATCAGTAAGTCCTTGTTGTGCAGCCGTGATTGCTGCAGGGACATTTGCTAATCTTAAATCAGCAGCTTGAATAGCTGCAGGGACTCCACCTAATTGTGTTGCCGCTTCTGTTCCTCTTGCTGCAGCAGAGGTTAAAAGAGGTTCAAACGCTCCAACACCAGAAGCCGCAAGCGCTGCAGCTTGTGTTTGTAATGGATCTTGCGCCGCTACTGTTGGTGCAAATTTAGATGTATCAATTGGTATACCTGTTTGTGTTGTTAACGTATCAGCAAAAGTTTGACCTAATGCTTCGATAAATGGTGCGGGTAATGTTCTTGTTACTGTCTCTGCCATTATGCTACTTTATCCTCTAGTTTCTTCATTGTGTCATACATCTTTTGTGCACCCTTTTCAATGCTTCCGTCTCCTGCACCTCTGACTGCATCAGCTGTCATGACAAATTCATTTTTAGATAACATCGCTGGAACGTCATCTGCTTTTTCTTTTATACCTACTGGAACAAAACCACCTTCATCTCTATAATCTCTTTCCTTAATACCAGCTGCATTTGTTCTCATGATACCTGTTGGCATACCACCTTCTGCAGCCATAGCATATGGAACAGATCCAATGCCAGGAAAACCTCTCGCAAGGTTTGCTGTGTAAGCAGCTCTTAATTTTGCAACATATCTATTTCTTTCTTCCATGGTCATATTCGCAATCTCTTCTTCACTTTTTCGATCCTCTACGGCTAATAAACCAGATAGAGCAGCTAATCCTGCTACTGTGGTTCCACCACCAGGTATTGATTCTAACACTTTAGATCCTGCTCCTAATCCGCTTTGTAATGCTCTTTGAAATAAATTTTGTCTACCTGTTAAAGCAACTTCATCAAATAAATTTGAAGATAATTGACCACCTCTAAATCTAGTAAATGCTTGCCCTATACCTTGTGTTCCAAATAAACCTGTTGCCGGTTCACCAAAAGCAGCTCTACCAAACAACCCACCAAATTGTGTTCTTGGTATACCAAAACCTATTGCAGCTACTAATGCAGCTTTACCAACAGGACTCTTTGCAACCTTCTCTACAGTTTTTACAACCTTCTTAACAGGCCTAGTTATTTTTCTTACTACTGATCCCATATTTTTTTTGTTAAAATTTTTGTTTGTCTTTTAATTTTATTATCAGAAGATACTCTCAACCAGTTTATAGCTTTGTTAACTCCTAATAATTTTGTAAAATACTCTTTAGTCCAACGATGAACTTTTAAAATATTACCCATGCATAGAGTATCAATATGCCATAATCTATCACCACTGTTCCAATCCTCTGAATTTAACTCAGCAGTTTTAACATATCTATTTTCAACTTCTTTACTCAAAAAAGCCCAATTCGTAAAAGCAATCACGTTTTCTCCGTCCTTGTGTATTTTATATTGTTTTAATTGAAAAGATGGCAGGATATGTTGGTAGATCTCCTCGTCGGTGTTATCTTTGTATCTATCAAATTTTCTGTAGAAATTGATAACAACCTGCATATCTTCATTCATCTTAATTAAACTGCAGGTATTTCACCTGAACCTTTATACTTACCCGTTTTTATCCTATAAAGCAAGATTATGTTGTAACTTCTCTTGGCTTTATTTCTAAGGCTGATAGCACCACATGTAGTCTATTACCTGTTGCAGCTGTCACTTTTATGACCTCTGATTCTGTTGCTACTAGCGGATTTGTTAGTAATTCTGTTGTCCCATTTGCACTAATAGACTTTGTTTTAAATAAGCTAAATACATCATCTGATGTATCTGTAATCGTCACCGTTATAGTGTCCGCGTTCCCTGAGTCTTCAGACACGAGTATAGATCTAATCACCGAAGTTGTTGCACTAGGGACCGTGTATAGAGTTGTTGCACTCGTTGTTGTTAGATCCACTTTTTTATTAATAAATGTATTAGCCATTAATTTACAAAGAAGTTTTGTGCTTCAACTTCATCCTTTAAATCTTGTTGATACGTTGTATTCAGTTTTTGTACAATACCATCAATATCACGAACCAGTGATCTTGCTGTAAGCACATCATAATTTTCATCAGGTTGTGTAAGTGATTGTACAATCTTAGCCATTATCTTCTACCATCTGTATTATAATCTATTCTAAAAGTTCCAACTTTCCAAAATTGACTAACTGCATCATTAAATATTTTTAAAGATATAAATCTACCTCTAGCCCTTGAATCTATTTTTTTAGTGGTAGCATCAACTGTAAAAGGTCCTAAAGATGAACTTGCTGAAGTATCATTTGGAAAATCTTTTAAATCTAATTGTATTTTAGCTTGACCTGTTTGTGATGAGAAGTCAGGAAAAATTCTACTTACTCTCATCATTTCATCACCGTCACCTTGTAAACCTTGACCTCCAATATCAAAATCACCTGATTTAATATTTGCAGCAATCGCTGTCTCAACTCCAGCTAAAACTTGATTTAGTCCTGTCTCATGTTGATAATATACAGAGCAACCATCTAAGTTACCTTGAACATATGTTGTTGAATCAGATGAAACATTAGAGTCTGCATCATAATCTGTTGCGTGAGGTTTACCAAAAACAGCAGAGTCCTCCCAAGCTGTTCTGTCTAATGTTCCAATGGACCATACAGGTCTTGCAGCTGTTGAGTCCAGATAGTTATAAGATACCATTCTATTTACTGTGTTTGATCCTGAGTTTGGATAAAACCAAATAACCTCACCAAACAAGTTGTTAAGTCCAGCATTGATATGTTGTTTAGGAGTTGTGTTAATATCATCAAAAACATGATCTTCTACTAAACATGGTAATGATTCTAATCTACCAGCATATCTAAAAAAACCATTTTCTGACATCCAGTATGCAGCACCATCTACTTCAACACATGCATTTTGTCCGATCAAACCACAGTTCGTTCCAACTTGTTGAAATGAAAATGTAAAAGGTGGTCCAACAAAACGCATTAAAAATAATGCGGTGTCCGTCCAAACATAGATTGCATCACGACCACGAATGGCTCCAACAATTTTAGAACCATCTGCAAGTCTTTGTGTGCCTGCAGTATTGGTTGACGATGGAGTGTATGATGTTGTAGCATTAATACTTTCTTGATCTGAAAATCGAATAAACATTTCGTCTTGTGTTGATTTAGTTCCAATCGTAGTTTCTGTTCCAAATAAAATTAAGTGTCTATCAGGAGCTGAAACTAAAGTAAAAGCAGAAGCAGTAGGCGCGTTTGCTAATATTGTTGCACGAGTTGAGTTTGCAGCAGTTGCTTCTGAGTCCCAACTAAATGTTTCGCCACCATTAATAGTTGCAATAAGTAAACTACCAAAGTTATCAAGTGACCACATGCCGGGTGGATTAACAACATCACCAGAAGGTGCACTGTTCCAACCAGAATAACTAGAAGCATCTGTAACTGTTGCTCCAGAGTCATGCGATGCAGCTGTTGTTCCTTGTGCGCCTCTTGTTAAACCTGATAAGGTTCCAGAATCATCGTTAGCAGTATAAGTTATAAGTTCGTCATCTATTAAAACAGTTCCAGAAGATGAAAACGAAACTGAGCTAGCCATCGTTAAACTTGTAGCACTAGAACTTAACGATGATGATAAAGTTGATGTAAACTGTCCGTAAACGATACCACCCCATTGTCCAAGTCCCCAACCGGTTGCTGCTGTTTCTAAAGCTAAACCTACAGGAAAATAATGTTGAACTCGTATACCTCCAGATGTGGTCGCACCAGAACCAGACTCTGCTGATGGCATGGTAATTGTAATTGTTGTACTAGTGGGTATACTTGTTACCGCAAATTTTACATCGTTAAAATCAGATGCACTAAAATTAGAGTTAGTAATAGAAGAAAAATTATCTAGTAAAACAATGTCACCAATATTTGTAATATTGTGGTCGCTTGCAAAAGTTATAGTAACAGATGTTGAACCATTAGTAGTGCTAAACGCACTTGTTAATGTTGTTGTTGTTTTTATTGGATGAACGTCGTAAAAAACACCACCAGAATAAACATATAATATTCTATTTGTCCCTAACGCTGCATACTTAATACCATCTTTTGTAACAAAGTGGTGTAGGGAAGTGTTTCGACCTGTGATTTTAGTTCCGCCTAGTTGTGCCCAACCACCCATTTTCTCTGGTTTACCATAACGAAACCTTACATTATCTCCATCAACCCATTGATATTCACCGCCAGAGGAGCTGACTTGTTTATTGATTCCTGGTAAAAATTTTAGTTTCTGTAACATAGCTTAAAATTTATAACACCTTTTAGGGGGATCAACAACTAATTATAAATCGTGACTTATTATTTAATGTCCTCTTTTCCATCCGACATTTTATTTTGAAGCTCTTTAGGTAAATTAGGAACCCATTCAAACAAGCATCTTATTAAATGATTAATCGCATGCTTAGATCCCTCAAAGCTTAGCGTTATCGTTGGTTTAAATAAAAGTTTTATTCTTTCTCTCCAAGTAAAAAGAATTACAATTTTTCCTGTTTTTGCCTCTTGTTTAAACTTCATTTTTTAGCACCCGGAAGATTTCTACGATCTAAATAACAATCTTTGTTTGGTCCATTTGCATCTACATAATGCATAAATACTTGCATCGCCCAGTCCCCCAAAAATTTTTCTCTATGATGCTCAACTTGTTCTCCTAGATAAACACAAGCTTCTCCAGGCTCTAATTGAACTGGACGACCATCCATGTAAATAGGCCAAGGGGTTTTATCGCTATTAATATTAATAGTTACGGATATTTCACAAGAAGGTCTATCTTTGTGTTTTTTTAAAAAAGCTCCGTGAGTATAAACTCTAAAATAAGTATAGGTAGGTAATAAATTTTTATTAACTTCTTTTTCAATTAACTTTCTTTTAAGAATCATTAAACTATCCGTTAAATAATCTCCATATTGATAAGTATCTAAATTAGACGATAAGATAGTGTCACCCTCTGATTCTTTATCCATATAATTATGTCTATGAAAAAGTTCTATATAAAGAGATAATAATTTTCTTTCCTCCTCTGTTAAAAAATTTTTTATAATTTTATATTTAAAATCTTTTCCTATAGTGCCCAACATACTATCGTATACCTTTCACCATTTGTAACTGGAGAGACAGCGTGAGGAAATAAATGATTACTTGGCCAAATCATTAATCTACCTGCTCTTGGTTTTATTTCTAAAATATTATCCTTTCCAGACGGATCATAAAAAAGTAAATCTCCTCCCTCATACTCATCATTAAGCATAAAAATACAACTTAAAGTTCTAGGTATAAACGGATTGTGATCTGTGTGAGGATGAAAGTGACCTTCTTTTTTATATTTTAAAACTTCTATACTACTTATTTTATTCATAGTTAGATAATTTAAATTTAAATTTTTTTTATATTCTGTAATTTGTTTTACAAAAAACTTAGAATAAAAATTAGCCCAATGAACAATAGCTAAATTTTTATCTTCGTTTGATAAAGACAAACTATAACAATCTCTGGATTTTTTATCATAAGAGGTTTTAGATTTATCATTTACAACACCCGCTAAATTAAATTTATTTTTTTTAATAAAACTAAGAAAATTTTCTATAGCCTCTCTACTCATTACATCATCATATATTTCTATATGATCTAATAAAGAACTCATTTAAACTCCTTTTTAAACCATTTAAACTTTCTATACCAGTGAAGCCATTGTAAATTATATCGACCCACCTCTCTAAAATATTCTTTAAAATTTAACTTTTTTATTTTCATTTTCCAAGAATCTCTTTTAAAAGGTATAACTTGAACAAAAGGAGTTCCCGCTTTTATAACCGTATCCACACCATCTGGAAATTTTTCTTTATTTAAATGAAATGGAAAATTAACAGGAAGATTAAAAGTATCAGTATCAACAATACCTGCTATGATTTCAAAAGGTAAAGAGTGATTATTTAATGGATGAACAAATAAACAAGAATATCCTAAAGGAGTTTTAATTACCCAAGGATTTAGAAATTTTCCAAAATTCACATTATAATTTTTTTCTTGTAATTCTTTATACTCAACTTGTTTAGAGCCATGATACTCAATACTTGGATCTGCGTTTATTTTTTTTAAATAATCATCAATGCCAGCCAAACCTGTGTTTTGAAAAAGTGGTCCCATCTCAACTTTAAACTTTTGGTTTTCTTGTTTTGTAATTCGTAGATGATAATCAACTGGTAGTTTTAAAGCATATCCTGTTGTAAGAGCATCTAAAAAAGGCACACATGATTTTACTGTCCTACCACGCTCTTTTCCAGCTGATACATCAACTAGTTTTGCAGGGTCCATTTTTTTATACCACTCTGGTAATGAAAATTTTATAGGTTCTGGTGGATAATTAGCCATGGCAATATAATCATCGCCAGCAAGAAAAGTGATCTCTTTCATAAAAGAAATATTTTATATTAAAGAAATAATATGTCTAGTAATTTTTAAATTCACCTGAGACGGCTTGACCTTTATCGTGTAAATATTGCATTGGAGACTTACTTTGTGGAAAAGTTATATTATCTATATCGTTAAGAATATGTGTTTGAACCTTAACTTTGTCTTCAACCGGAACTTTTTTACTCCAGTCTGTCCAATAATGGCCAAAACCTTCATAATGTTCTTTTGTCCAAGATGTTTGTTCATTTATAAAAGAAATTGAATTTGGTAAATCATCTAAATCGATTGCAGACTCATCAACTTGTTTTTTTACATATTTAAGATCATAAGCATCATCATCGTTAATTGTAGTTGATGTGTAACAAACATAAGGTCCATATTTTGTGTCCATTGCAGTAATTTCATCAGCTGTAATTCCAACTGCAATAATTCCTTTATTTGATTTTTGTATGTATACCTTTGCCATTATTGACCTTCAAAAATAACAACAGCGCCACCTCCACCATCAAATGACGTACTGTTAGATGGACCTCCCTGTCCACCCTCACCAAGATCTCTTAAACTTCTAGATATTTCCGGGAATAAATTAGATATATTTACACTTGTTGGGTTTTGACCGGGTTGTCTGTTTGGATTAATAACTGAATTCAAACCACCAAAAATACCTACACCTGAAGGGGATGAAAAGTTTGATAAAGAAGTTAAGTTAGTTGAAAAACTTCCAGCGTTGCCTGCAGTGTTGTTAAAACCAAAACCACCTTGACCACCATTACCTGTTGCTAAATTACCAAAACTTGACGCTGATCCAGAGTTACCTTGACCATCGTTAGCAGGACCTGCAGTTCC